AGGAGCGCATCCGTTTGATAGAGTAGGTCTCATCGCAGCGGCGGGAATAAAGATAGTATGTTTTCCCTGCTTATGAACCCCAGCAAAGACTGTATCAGTTCCATCAGACATTACTGCAGTACCGTCCGCTCCAAGTGCCAAACGCTCTGCATTCCCAGAAGAACTCCCCCTGACAATATCACCTCTTGCAGATATCACGTCTTCTTGAATTGTAACATTTAAATCAGTAGAGTCATATTTAGAGTTTACTGCAGTCTGAACAGCGGCAAATTCAGTATTAAAGTCATCACCAGAAACAACTTTATTTGGGTCTGAACTAGACAATCCATCTTTACCGGACCAGCTTACTTGAAGTGTATAGTCACTCATTTAATTTACCTCTATCTATATTAGTTAATTATTCAGGTCTTGAAACGCCAAGTAATTCAAATGCTACTTCTTCAGAATTGCCTCTATAAGTATATATCTCAAGGTCAGCATTATCACGCCACTGTCCATATTGTCCTCTTTCGGCGAAAAGTGCATCCAATTCAGACCCACTTAAATCTGTTCTAGTTTCTAAGACCTCTTCATAAAGACATTTCATACATATATTTCCATGCTCTTCTAACTCTGAACTATTATGTCTAATTGAACATTCAGGAGAAACTAATTCTGAAAGATTTAAAGGAAGGGACCTTTTCTGATAAAATCTCCCTATAGGCAATTGAGTCTTTAAAAATTCATTACAATTATCTTCAGTTATCTTTTCTATAGGCGTAAATAATTCAGTACAACCAGCTAAGTAAAGATCAACACCTGTATTCTGAATGAGAGGTAGTGGGATTAGGGGTACATCAGTAAATGTATTCTCTAGAGAGAGTCCAAAAACAAATCCATCAGGCTTTATTTCGTTAATAAGGTCTACATAGCCGTTCCAACGTGGACGCATTGGAGCAACATTCCATGTATTAGTACCCCCAATACGAATTGGGATTAATTCTTCAGAGGTCTTAGTATCCCAAATACCTTTCTTATACTCAAAATCTCTAATAGTGCTTTTGAGATAAGCTATAATAGTATCAGCTTTATTAGTAACTCTTTCATAGATACTATTATCTCCTTTGTGTCTTTCTTTCAGCCATTCTTCATTCTCACCAAAGAAGACAACTATTTCATGTTCTGTTTCTTTTAAAAATCTCCAGAGTGCATAAGTAGAATTTATTCCTCCTGAAAAAGGTATGAGAATTTTAGCCATTGTTTATCCTACGGTTCCATTAGTAGTGCCGTTATCAGTATAAGTTACTGTGCGGGAATTTTTCCTGATTGCATAGCCCGCCGCTCCACCAGCGCCCCCGCTTCCAACTCCACTGGATACACAATTACTACTTCCACCGGAGAAGCTACCGGAATTACCACTGGACCCAGCCGATCCAAATCCACCATCACTCCCATTGGAGCCTGAAGAGCCGGATATCGGGGAGCCAGTGCAGCTACAACCCTTATCGCAGTACCAGACTCTACGAGCGCCGGGACCACCTCCACCACCTCCTCCACCGCCGCCGCCACGGACTTTAGCGCCGGATAGGTTATTTATTGCATATGTTCCTGATCCACCTGTGGAGGTCTCCCAGTAGATAGCATCACCTCCTACTGAACCAGTACCCCCAGTTCCACTTAGACTGCCTGATTGAGACCCTGTAGCTCCAGTATAACCATCAATATCGCCACTGTTATTTATTGTAAGGTCAGAATTAGAATTAAGTGCGCCTGTTCTCATTGCATAAGAGCTTGAAGCAGAAACAGTAATGCCAGAGTTTATATTAACAATAATGTTATTCTCATCCGTTGAAGCATCGTATCCAGCGGCTGTTGCGGCAGTTAAGATATTATATTCACTAGTATTAGTAGAAATTGTTAAAGTTAACGATCCCGCTGTAACATTTATAGTAAAAGTTGCTGAAGCAGTACTACTATCGGCACTTGTAGCAACAACTGTGATATCATGAGAAGTATCAGTATTATAATCTAATTGTGAAGTATCTGCAACTGTCACAACCCCTGTAGAGCTATTAATCGCAAATCGTCCATTAGCACTATCAGAGAGAGAATAGGTTATAGTATTAGTACTACCATCTGCATCTGATGCACTTGCCGTTATACCTACAGTAGTCCCATTAGATGCAGTATCTACGACAGTATTTGCTGAAGCATTAGAGTCAACTGGAGTTGAAACATCAAACTCATCATAATCAGTTATATTAATAGTGAAAGTTTGTGATGCAGTACTACCGTCACTACTAGTCGCCAGAACTGTTATATTGTGTGATGTAGCTGATTCATAATTAAGTAGAGAAGTATCTGCAACTGTAACAACTCCTGTAGAACTACCAATAGCGAATCTACCTCCAGCACTATCAGTAAGAGAATAAGTTATTGTATTATTATAAGGGTCTAAATCTGATGCACTTGCAGTAATACCTACTGTTGTACCATTAGCAGCCGCTTCTGAAACACTATTTGCTGTTGCATCGGAATCAACCGGAGTTGATACGTCATAATCATCTGTCCGGATTGCTTGGTTTCTATTAGAAAGGACCATAAAGGCTTGCTGCCTAGACCACTTAAGGGTGGCATAGACAGGAAAAGATTTAAATAATGGTCTGATCCTTCCTCTTGACATATTAAGACACTATCCTACGTTCAGAAACCCATCTGAAAGCGTTTCTTTTTCTGTCTTCTTTAGAGACGGCCTTCTTAGTACGCTTGACAAACTTACCAGCTTTTCTATTTTTAATTGGTTTCATGTCTACAATATAACTCCAAATTCTTTATTACGACTTTGTACCAATTCTAAAAGTTTATTTCTTTCCGCATCCCATATATCTTTGAATTCTTTTAAATTAACTACAGGATTATCATCTATTACTCTCTTAATTGTTCCTCTAGGAACTTTTAAAGAGGTAGTCTTAGGAATACTATGCTTATCGTTAGGAGTGAATAAGCCCTCTTTAGGTACTTTTAAAGATACTGTCTTAGGAGTAGTAAGTTTTTCATTTGATTTACTTTTAAGTTCTTTTCCTTTTTCTACTTCTGGGTTAGAATATTCTTTTTCAGATACAGAATCTATATCATCTTCTTTAGAAAACCAATCTAAAAAAGATTCTAAATCTTCTGCTTCTTCGTCGAAGCCATCTCCCTTAAATTCTAAATCATTCTTTTCTAGAAAATTAGCTATATCTGAAGCTGAAGCGCCAGGATTAGACATTTTATAAGCTTTTGTTAATACAGTTCGATATAATGACCTAAGTTTGTTTTTTATTTTCTCTAATTCTAGATCATACTTTGTATCTATTAGGGCTGATTCCATTGTAATCATGTCAAGGACCTAACACCATTTCCCTCGACTTCATGATCTCTTACCCATCTATCTTCAGATGTCATAAGAATTAGAGATGGAGTAGAAAAAGATTGCTGGGAGGGATTCCCACATTTAAAACATATAGCCTCTTTAGTTCTTTCTGAACTAGGGCGAAATTCTTCTTGAGTATTACCACAAACTTCACAAGTATAATTAAAATGTGGCATAATACTGACTCTCTCTTTTAAATTTTAGGTAAGAAGAGGAGGTCCCTAGCGGAACTAAGGACCCCCTATCCTACTTAGGTAGACGGTACAGCAAAGGCAACGCCGCCATCGTTACGGAGTTCACCTACGCCATAAAGCGTATCAGCCGTAAACAGATCGCCGAGATACTCTTGCTTATACTGAGTCTGAGAACGAACGCCCATTTGCTCGACAAGAGCCATAGCGTCCTTATGCATCATAATACCAATGCGAGTCCCATCACTATCGATAGAAGGACAGTTAGACGAAATAAAAACGTCTATACCATAAATACTACCAATTTTACCCGTCTTGATAGCTTCGCCATTACCGATATACTGTTGTTCAGTAAACCGATTGATACCAAGCATATCATTTGCGGAAATGGGAGGAACAACCATAAAGCGGTTATCCATAGGAACATCGGCATTATCCAATGTCAGGATCATCTTACGAATACCTACATCAGTAATGTCAGTGTCATTCGCGGAGTTACCTGTAAACAAAGTTACACCATCTCCACCAATAACTGCCTTCTCCCATAAAGCCGCACTCGCACCACCTACTGTACCACCCTGAAGAGCCTCTAGCTCTGTAAAGATGTCAGTATCTACTTGAGTTGCAAGTGCATAGCCAGCATCATCCGTATAGAACTTACGGAGACTCGATAGAGCCTGAACTTCCACAATATCTTCAATTACTACGGAATATTCATAGTGCTTATCAATGGACAGGTTAATGACAGAGTGCGTATCACCCTGCAGAGTAACCTGCGTATTGGCCGCTTTAGCAGTAGCGGAACCACGGACAGGAGCGGGAATATGAATAGTATCTCCCTTCTTGCCACTATGGTTAATCTTAGTGACGAGATTGCCAAGAACAAGATTTTTCTTGTACCCCGCAATAACCTCGTCTGACCACAATTCGGGAATAAAATTCGCCGCTGTAGTCACAGTCTGTTGTGCAGTACCCAAAGCCATAACTTAATTCCTTTCTTTATTATAGAGGGTTATTTGACCCGTCCTTCTGCATAAGCCTCAAGGATTTCGTCCTGTAAAGTATCATACCTTTCTGGGTCATTTGTACGAAGTCTGATAAGATCAGCCCTACGGTAGATTTTCTTACCTGATGTGGACTCTGAGGAAGTTCTGGATACGCCTTTGCCAACCTTCATTGCTTGGTCTCGTTCTACAGCTTTTTGTGCCTCTACTTCACCTGTCTTAGTTATTAATGATCTTTCTTTCCAGTTGCCTATTAACTCTAAGGCTGAATTTAGATCATAATTATGGGCATTGACAAATAACTGTGTGCGTATAGGACTCTCTTTAATCCACTCCTGAAACTTAGGGTTACCAGTGATTTCTAAGTAATCAGGATGCGCTGTTTGAAGCCGTTGAGTTGTAGCATTAATTTGTTGAACTTTCTGCTGCTCTTCGAATTCACGGAACTTAGGATGATTTTCAATGGCTTGACTGACTGCTTTATCAGGGTCATCAAAAAAATCTGTCTCCTCTACCTCTTCAGGCGTCCCGTTTTGATTAGTGGTAAGTTGTTGTTTCAGAAAATCATCTGTAAGTTTCCTTAGTTCTCCAATCTCCTGACCTTTACGGCCAAGCTCCTTCTCTAAGTTTTCATAGGAAGAAACAACTTCCTCCATTGATTTTCCTTGAAACTTTTCAGGGAGTTGAGGTTGTTCCTCTTCTTCTACAGGAGGAGCCTCTACAATGTCGGAATATTGAGCCTGTTCTTCTGGGGTTTCTACAGTTTCTTCAACAACTACACTATCCATATTACTAATCCTCCGTCTATATAAAGATTATGGAGTTAAAATATGTTGGGATTAGAGCTATTCTTCTAATTGATCCAACGCTAATTTGGTAGTCTCCTCTAAATTAATCATCATGTTGAGGATATCTACCTGCCCTTTCCGTAGAAAGAGGGTCTTCTCATCGTCTATTGTTTGTATACTCTCTAAAGTTTCTGCCATAGAAGTTAGCTCTTCAGAAAAGAGACCCCAAGCTTCATTAGAGAATAGCTCTAGACGTTTCTCAAGAATTTCTTTATCAGTCATTATCCAAACTGTTCTTTTCTTGCCTTAGCTAGATTTAGAATAGTTTCGGAATGTAAATGTTGTACTTCTGGAACATTTCTTTCAGTTTCGGACTGAACAAATTGTGCGTCTGATCTTAGCTTTTCAATCTTAGCCATCTTTTCGGCTAGCTCTACTTGCTTCTCTACAAGTTTCTGTTCTGCGTCCTCGCCCTGTACTTCGGACTGTATCTTCATTGCTTGAGCCATGTCTTTGGATGCACTAGCCTTCATCTCTTCAATTTCCATCTGAAGTTTCATTAGCTCTAGCTGTTGTACCATTTGATTGAGTTGTGCCTGTTGAGGATCAGGTTGCATAGATTGAGCGATGGCCTGTTGCATCTCCTCTCTATTTGCCATAGAACTACTCTCAAAGATAGCCATTAGCAATAGGGAATGAGGAGGAGTGCCTGGTTGTACCATAGACATAAGCTGGATCATCTGTGTCATTTCTAGTTCTTTTGCCATAATCCCCATACTGGAATAGGCAATAAACTTATAGTCTCCCGCCGGATAACGCTCTGGAGCAAATTGAATATATCTCCAGGCGCTCTTTTCTACCAAAGGAATTAAGAAATTCTCTTGGAAATTAAGAATAGTACGTTTATGTCTCTTAATGGATGCTGCCTGGATCATGGACATTCCAGAGGCAGTGGAGTTTCTTGGATTTGAAAAATTACTATTCGCACCATCCATAGCACCAGTACCCATCTGGATCATACGCTCTAGCTCTGCGCTCTCCGTAAAGGTAGTGTTTGCTACAGCGCCAAAGTTTAAGGGGAACAAGGTTGTGCGAGGATCACCGTTAGTAAGGATAGTCTTACCGGCCTTTACCTCAAACTTGACTCCCCTTGGGAGCCGGGTAGCGTCAACACCCATCATTGGGTGAGTCGTGAGGGCAAGAGCATCGATCCTGGCTCTTAGTTCAGCATCAAGAGCCTTCTGGGGATTGTACCCCTTCTCTGCCACACCTCGGCCCCAGAATTTATTAGGGACACGGTCTAATTGAAATGCCACAAAGGGACGATCTTCCATAAGATAAGGATTTTCAGCGGCCTTTAGAACTACAGAATCATTAGCAATTACTACTACGGCCTCTACTAGATCGTCATCTTCATAATCGAATTCTTCTCCTAAGGAATTACTTCGATCAGCCAAGAACTTTTTAGGGACTCTACCCCAGTATTCCGTAATTTTTACTTTATCGTCATCTGAAGAGAACCCTACCTGTTCCTCATTAAACCCTAAGTCCATTTTATCAAAACTTCCTATGGGTTTATCTTCATAAATTCCTTCGTTGATCCCTTCAATAATCTCGTACTTAGGCTTAACTACAATTTGGGCAACTCCCAAAGCTTCGTCAATGGATGTTACGGAGGGGTCAATGACAAATTCTTTGGGAGTCAGGGGATCAATCTTTACGGAAGTTACTACATTCTCCTTGACGCCTACGTCATAAGATAATGTTCCAGGGACCGGGGATTCTTCAGGCACTCTTTCTATTTCATCTACGACACTAATTTTGGCTATACCAGTTCCGTATATAGCTGCATTAAGTAAAGACTCTACAATTGCATCTTTAGCTTTGGAACGAGTAAGGTCCTCCTGAAGATTAGCTCTTATTGCCTTAACGTCCATAGGGTCTTGATCAGTAACATCATCCCTAATATCAAACCACTGTTCTTTTCCAAAAATAGCTTCCTCTAGTTCCGCTACTGTGGATTCGATGGCCTGTTGAGTTGCCGGGGCCACAAGTTTAGAGTTTTCGGAACCTCTTTGTTTGTCCTCTGCTGCCCAAATACCACGCCAAATTCTATAGTACTCATCCCATTTGGACAAATAATTCGTATTACGGTGGTCTTCCCATTCCGTAACCTTCCCTTTAATCCAAGAAGCTAAAGGTGCTTTAGGATCATTATATGCTAGAGAACTATCTGCCATAAATTAATACCCCGATACGGTGTCCATTGGTTCCCATTCCTCTAATTCTATTGATTGTGCAAAGTCCGCTACGGAAACTTGATCTATGTACGCCAAAGAATCTAATAAATCATCATGTGAAAGTGGACTTGGGAAGTCTAACATCTGAGAAATGAAATCATGGTTCCATTCTGCCTTACGAAACTTTATCTTACCATGTTCAAATCGACCCTGTAATGCCCAGACTATCCTGTCCTGCTTCCTCTTTCCGCCATGAGTTACATCCGTTATATGAATCCACTGTCCTCTGGTACGCATCTCGTCTTCAATGTAGGGCATTATGGCATTCTTTAATGCTCCTGCCTCTATGCCTACTGTAGTGGCATTTACGTCTTCGGCTATTGTAAGTATCTTCTCTGCCGTTTCCTTGATGCCCCATCTTCCGTGATGTATATCTTTAACTAACCACTGATCACCAAGAATTTTTACTACCGATATCGCCGTCTCATCCAACTTTGAAGACTTGAGACCCCTGCCCGTAGCAGCCTTTTCGTAACCCGCAGGATCAACCGATATAACGAAATGAGACGCCGGATCATCAAATTCATCATCTTCAGCATATTTAAGCCATTCTTCCTTAAAAATTCCACCAGAGAAACTTTCAAATGTTGCTTCAAACTCTTGACGAAATGCCTGTGTGGACATATTTCTTTTGGCTGCTTCAATCTCTTTGGGGTCCAAAAAGGGATTGTCCGTAGAGTTAAATTGGAATGATTCCCAATCTTCTTCATTTTCAGATAGTTGTGCGTCTGTCCATAACTTAAAGAAGTGGTTTTTTCCTGAAGGTGTACCTATGAAAAGCGCACCTCCCTTTACGTCCGCAAGAGTTGGTCTTAAGATCATCTCCCATACTTCGGGTTTCATAGAGGCATATTCGTCCATAACGACATATGCTAGACCTACGCCACGAAGAGTATCGGGTCTATCTGATCCCTTTAAATAAATTTTTCTATCATTGATTAGCGTTAATGTCGCTGTATTTTCATGGGAAGACTTAATTACGTCCTTACCTATATCTTTTAGGATAGACCATAAAATGTCCTTGGCTTGTTGGAACGTAGGGGCTACATAAAATACATCTTTACTTTCACTCTGGAGTGCCTTAATGATTAACACCCATGCGGCTAAGTAGCTTTTCCCAAATCGTCTTCCACAAGAGGCAACTTTAAATCTACTTGTCGATCTAAAGATTTCCATTTGTGCGTCATGAAGAGTAACTGTTAAATCAGTCATTCAATGTTGAACCTAGGACTTCACCTTCGATTACTTTGAATTCTTCTTCCTCACGCAGTTCTATGGCCTTTACGGACTCTACAATTATATTTATCCCTAAGTCACTTCTGTCATGTGTTATTTCGACCGCCTTCGTTGTGGGTATAATACGATCAAGACACATTTTAAGACAATGCCTGTCTCCCTCTAAGGCTAACTCTATTACCTTCTCAACTATCTCTGGCCCCTTATTGGACATTAATTCTCTGGATAGTTTAGTAAATTTATTTAGGGAACCTTTAGGGCGACCAGTGGGATTTAAGGGAGACATCCCTTTACGAAAGTTAGGGTTTCCCCTTTTGCGTTTAACTACAGGGGCGGCCTTATCTTTCTCTTCATTATCTGTATTGGACATTTTTAATCTCCTGGCTTTGCCCTATATGTCTATAGGAAGACAGTCCATTTTCGGTTAGACCAACACTAAATAATTTTAGTCAGTCTTCTTAAGAATTCTTAAGAATTTACAGTAAGTAATTTCTTAATAAAAATTAAACGATTCAATCTTAAGATTTCACTTAGGGGGCTTAAGATTTCTTAAGAATAACCTAATATAACTATATTATATCATATTTTCTTTGGAATGTCAACCCCTATAGTTAATTTTCTTTTATTTATGATAATTAATCCCTTCTTTGGGGCGAATATTTTTATTTGGAATTGAGTATTTATCTATTGATTTAGGTCCAAATTGCTTCCCATGTGGTCCTGAGGGTATATAAATATATTGAAAGTTCCAGCGGGTCCCCCCCGGTGGCAAAAATACCACAATGTGGCGGAATTACCACAGTGATTCAATTGCAACACTGTGGCAAAAATACAACACTGTGATACATTTGCAACACCTGTGACATTATTGCAACACATGTGATATAATAGCAACACCTGTGACATTATTGCAACACTCAGGAATTCTTTTGTAATTCCATGGAAAACTGGCATGGTTATTGCATGAGAATTTCAAAAGAATGTCTCCGTGATTATGGATTGGGAGGCATTCTTAAGCCATGCATTTGAACATACCAGCTATGCAATAATAACAGGTTGACAAGTTTTAAAGCATAAAGTAAAACTGTCCTAGTTTCACATATCAAAAGGATATAGAGCAATGCATAATAAATTCTACTATGGC